ATCACTATCAGCCGGTAGGAATTGTTCTAATTCATCGTCAAGCTTTTCATTCTTGATGGAAACAATTCCATCATCGGTGGAGATGATTGTTTCTTTTTCCATTATTTTATAATCAAGAATTTTTTTTACCGAGAGTCTGTACATGAAACTTTTACCTTTCATTTTAGCAAGTTTACTTTGAGCGTTCATTTATTTTTCTCCTTAGTTTTATTTCAGTTCTTTTTAGTTCTAAAATTTCTTTATTATTAATCACTTGTTTTCTTAGTTCATCATTTAAGGGCGCAATGAAGAACGCAATTTTTTTATCAGATTCTAAATCGAGATTCAGTTCGGCTCTCCGCCGCATTAAAGCCCCGGTCTTCGCGGGGTTTGAATTCATTCGGATTTGTTTGGAACGCGGGATTAGAATTAAATTACTCAAGCGTACATCAAGAGTGTTTCCGTTTTTGAAACGAAGCGTATGCCCTTGCGGAATTTTCCCGTGTTTCTTTTCCCATATAAATTGGTGGTACGGCTGCCATTTGCCTTGTGATAGTCTAATCCATTTGTACTTAATTATTTTGCCGCGCCTCTCTGCGTGGTCAGTTCTAATTGTAATGCATTTATCATACTTTGTATTTTTTGGAAGATGTCCTTTCTTAAACCATGTTTTTTCACTGCCGGGGATACGCAACCCCTTCATTCCTTTGTTCCATACTACATTTCCTTTTTTGAAGTAACTTTTTTCTCTTCTTTCTTTTATTATGTGTTTTGGTGCAAATAATTTGAGACGCTTCAAACGCTGCTGAACTGATGGTTTACTTCTTCCTAACATTATACCTAATTTGCCGGGAGTATAATTAATGTAATTATCTTTTAAAATTTTATCTTCTTCGGGTGTAAATTTTTTCATTATTTTTTCCATTGATTAACCCAGTTACTATTTTCTTTACGAGCCTCTAGCTGTTCTTCTTTTGGTTGGTCAAACAATGTGCCTTGCGTTAACCGCGTTGATAGTTCCTTCATGCTTTCGTTCATCTTTATCAAGTTGGCTTTAGAAATTCTTAGAGCAAATAAATTTTCCACTTCACAATCGAGAGGTTCATTTGCTTGACCCGGAACGGGTTCCCACACGGGGATATGCAAACCGTTTACCCGCTTGAGAACTTTTTTTTCAGACAGCAATCCTTGTATGTAAGTTATATCAGCGCATGAGTGGAAGTGCATATAACCGGGATGTGGTTCTTCGGCTTTTATTTCTTTATCCCATTCAATTTTTAATCGGTCCATAATTACTTGCTTCGCGGTGTCTGTTCCAACAAAATAAAGCGGGATGTTTCCTTTGTTGTTAAAGCTCGGTTTGTTTGGAATGATAGGCTTACCGGAAGTGTTAGCTCCTTTGGTTGCGTAGAATCTTTGCACCGCACCGCTCTTTAACCGGCGCGCAAGTCTATCTCTTACAAATGAATAGACGTGATCTGTCTGGTGCCCACCGGTATCAATTGCAACGGTGGAGATGTAAAGGGGGAATCCAAGTGGATGATTAATGGGTTCCATCAATGCATAATCAAGAGTGTTCCAAACAAATTCTAATGCGGGGTTTCCTTCAAATACTTCATAGCGCAAAAGGATACTTTCTTCTCCAACACACCAGCCTTTAACAGCCATTTCTAAACGGTTATCTTGTGTATCAATTCCGGCTGTTACAAATACAACTTTTTGTAAAATTGATTTTAGTTGAGGTGAGTAATAATCTTTAACACGTTCTAATAATTTTTCTTGAGGCGGTAAACCAAAAGTAGGTTTATACAACTCTGCGCGGACCGTGTTAATAAAAACTTTTACATGATGGCTATCTCCTTGGCGCTGTGAGCGGACGGCTTGCAGCCACTCTTCAACTAACTTTTCCCATTTTGCCGTTTCGGAAAGTGAATAAAGTTTGTTGATGTGAAAGCCGGGTTTATTAATTCTTTCGGGGAATGTTTTTTTCCACTGCCCTTGCGGAAGGAATTTATATTTATCAATGTTATATATTTTTTTGTGGCAGTGAACGCAGAGATAATGCGCTGTTGATGGATCATCGTTTTGCCATTTCATTCCGTAATCAACTTCAGGTCCGCCCCAAAGAAGCGGCTGCCCTTCATCGCAATGCGGACATGGAACATGAAAGTATCTTTGATCCGTGTTCTCAAAGTATGGCCAAATGCGGGAGGCGCCTTCATCGCCCGGTGAGGTTGTCATGCAAATTTGTCGGTTATCATATTCAGAAGTTCTTCTAATAGCAAGTTGAATAGGATCGCCCATTTGCCCGGCAGAAAGTTTGTAAGCATCAACCTCATCAAGGTACAAGTCTTTTATTGTTGAGGAAATTAAACCACTCGGCGAGTTGGCGCCAACCAAACGGAGATATCCGCCAAGATATTTTTTAAGTAAAATAGTATCTGCTTTGCGCCCTTTTGTATCTTCAATAATTCTTTTCAATAATTCGTTGTCGCGTATCATTGTGTCTAAACGTTCGCGGGAATATTTTGCAGCGTTGTCTTTTGTGTCCGTTACAAACAACATGGGCGAGGGTTGTTCTTTCATTTTGTATGCTTGAGATATTTGCAACATCAAAGATTTACCCATTTGCGTTGCCATTACTGCAACCCAAAATTCGTTTAAAGGATTGCCGAGTTCATCAAGCATTTCTTTTTGATAAGGACGTCTCGCAAAAGATACTAACGAGGGCGAGGAAGAACCAGACTCGGCGCCGTATTCAGGCGAGATATAAAAGTTCTTACTTGCGTACTCGCTTAGTGTCTCTCTTTTTCTTGGTTGCAACTGTAAAAAGATCAGGTTCATCTTCTGGTACAGGTTTAGCCAAGCCGCAGACTGTGTTTGTAATCTTTGATAATTCATTTAACAACTCGTTATCTCTGTCTTCTAATTTTTGTTCCGCTTCTTTTTCGCTTTTTGCAGAAAGCATTTCAAATGTGATTTTTTTTCTTGATGCGGGGAATGCACGTTTAACCGCAAGGGCAAACTGTTCAAAGAATTTAATGAAGTCATCAACGTGCATAAATTCTTTTTCCATGATCGCCAGCTCCAATTCTTTTTTCTTTGCGTCCAATAAATAATTTTTTTCACGCGCATTAGAGGTACTTGTTTTAGCGTCTTCAACTTGTCGAACCAAATCGCGGAACATAACAAATAAAGAATGCCTCGCTTCATATTTCCCTTTTTCAACGCGCTTAATACCAATATAATTTTCGTCATCAGGATCAGCTCCTCTTTCAATTGCCCGTGCGGTAACGCCGCGTAAATCCGCAAGCACTCTGCCGGAATATGTAAATGATTCCAGTTGTTTGAGATCAGTAATGTGTGTTGTTTTTTCTTTTGCCATATCATTTCAAACGAACCGAACCTAAAATTTTGTTACTAAAAAATACTTGATTCCTGCGCTCGACCCGTACCCGCATTAAGAAAACTCCAGGAAGGACCCAAAATTTTTATCACTAACGTTTGCTTGCGCTTTTGCTGTAATAGTTGAGCTCATGAGAATAAATTCTTCCATGGTTTTGTTTAACATAATTATCTATTGCATTACGAGCCGGTTTACTTTGTATTAAATTAACAGCACCTGGCCCTTTACGTTCTACAATAGGTAGCATTGTTGGTTGCTTATCTTTAATTCTATATACCCTTTTTGCGTTTGGCAATCTATAAAACACACCCAAGTGTCCTGTCGGCATTGTTGCTTTAAACGATCCGCCTAACACAACACGCCTCCCTCTGCGCACCATAATGGAAGCCCCGCTTTTCTTTTGTCTAATCGCCGCATACTTTGAAAAGCTTAAGGGCTTACCGCTGGTTTGTATCACTGCCGTTGGTCTATTGGCAGATGCTGGTTTTACTTTCACGGCCGCATTCATCTCACTAGCTTTTATAGTGTATGTTTCTTTTACTGCTTTCTTCCCGGCCGTGGATGCCTGCCGCGCAACCAACGTTGTAGCGCGTACAGACGCTTTAGTTATAGCATTACCCCACGCTTTTATTTCTTTCTGCACAAACTGTTTTGCGTTTGTTCTAAAATTTATTTTCATCTTATTGCCTCAATCAATTGCTGTAGTTGTTGTATCTGTTGCTCATACCATTCTTTAGTTGGTTTGAATGGGCGGAAAGCTTTCTGTTTCATTTCAGAATATCTTTCTTCGCCTATTAGCTTACTAAAGAATTCATCCTTCTTGCCGCCGTGATCTATTCTTAGATGACACTCATGATTTAATCTAAATGTATTATCTGGATGATACTTAAACTCTTCTCTCTCTCTTGTAATGGCATGAGACCAATCTAACCCAACACGTTTACCGCAACCACAACGGCACTGAGTATCGCGTAGCTTAGTATACTCACGGCTTAAGCGTTCGCATTTGTTGGCATATTTGTTAAGTTCTTTTCTCACGCAACAATTTTAAATATAGTTGGTTGATTGTTTTGGTTAATTAATGTATCGAGCGGACTTGCATAATTTTTCATTTGCGTTTGTGTTACGTGCGTATAAACCATTGTTGTAACTATATTCTTATGACCAAGTAATTCTTGTATCATCCGTAAATTATAACCGGCTTCTAATAAATGTGTTGCATAGCTGTGCCGAAAAGTATGGGCGTGTATTCGTTTTTTTATGCCGCTTTCCAAAACAATTTTCTTTAAGATTTTATCATAAGTCGATTCGTGGATATGGTAACGCTTACGGCAGCCTTTAATTAGATTAACCGCCGGGAAAAGATACTGCCATTGTAATTCAAACGCGGCGTTTGAATTTTTG